GTCTACTACAGCTATGGACATGTGGAAGAATGATATTAAAAATATATAAACAATAGATAAGTATGGGTGAAGCTGCAAAGATTTCTCTCAAAGCTATTGGAAAGCAGGATACACACCTTCTTTCCAAAGACCCAGAAGACTCGTTCTTTAATTATAAGAATGATAAGATACACTCAGACTTTCGAAAATATCATAGAAGTCGTAATGTTGTTAACCCTGGTGCTATTTCAGGTTGGCCATTTGGTCAAACTATTAAAGTGCAATTCAATCCACAAAATATGGGTGATCTTTTGAGTAACATGTGGCTGAGTATCACAATACCACGTCTCACAGATTTTGGTGGTGGTAAAAATTACGCAGACCAATTGGGGAGACATATTCTAAAAAGTGTCACTATGTTCGTAGATGAACTCGAAGTTGAAACAATTCATGATGATTGGGGTATTATTTATGATGAGCTTTATTTAGAAATATCTGAAAAAGTAGCTAATAGATTTCTTGTAAATAGAAACATAGGTTATGACGACTCCACTTTGGATGCATTTAAGGACCTTTCACAATATTCTGCTGATCTCATGATTCCTTTACACTTCTTCTTTTCCAGGAAATACGCAAGTGATGAATATTCTTCAAATAAACCAAATCGTCCATACTTCCCAGTATGTGCTGTACACCGTCAAAAAATAGAATTTGAGTTGGAGTTTCACCCACAAACTTTTTTTACAGATACGGGGACTACACTCTCACTCCCAGAGTTTAAACTCGTTACAGAAGAAATCACATTAACCCCTGAAGAACGTCAATATTTGGCGACTAAACGTCAAACATTTATAACTGATATTGTACGTAAACACCCTAGTATTATAAGTACACCAAATGATACAATGATTCGAAATAACCTTGTACCCAACATTCCAGTGAAATGTATTCATTGGTTTTTAAGAAATGAAAAATTTGAAGATGCTAGTGATTCTACGGGTGGTAAATCTTTACAAGAGGAGAAGTATTATCAAAATCGTTATAATTTTTCATCTAATGTGCATTTTGATGAGACGGGTACATTCTTCTATCCCATAATGGATGAAGCAAGTTTTTACATAAATGGAAACAGATTACCAAATGTTTCTAAAACAAATCACTATTATTACAAATATCTAATTCCATTTAGAAATAGATTAGCAAGGCCTATCAGAAATATCTATACTTATAGTTTCTCGATGAATCCGATCAATGTGGAGCCATCGGGGAACTTGGATTTTAGTCAAATAAAATCTGATAAAACGTCTATAGAAGTGAAGTTGGACACATCGTCTGATTCACTCGTAGACACGTCTAGTAATAACTATTCGCTAAACATGTATTATACCGGCTATCAAACGTATATATTTGATAAGGGATTTATGTCACTTGCTTATTAAACAGTGATGTCTTATTATTGGAGATGTAGTCTATGATATTATTCTTAATACACCATTTGATGAAATTCAACTGTGCCAGAGTTGTATGAATTTCATGAGATGTCCCAGGAATGGTATACGGAAACTTCTGTGAACGACAAAATGGATCAAAGAGTTTCTTTGAATACCCATCTAGACTCGACTTATATGCACAATGTACGGTAAAGAGCTTACCATCTTGTGTCGTGTAAGTTGTATTATTCTTCTTAGCGTAATTCGTTATAAACCACTCCAAATTTCTAAGTGATATACCACTCGTCTTGTCTAGAATGTTCATTAATTTAGTTCGATTCTTTTCCTCATTGTAAAAGCTGTTTATTGATGTTAGTAGAATGGTCGATTTACTCATTATTTAATATAAGGACACAAATCTATAAGCTTGTTTTTACTTTCACATGCGGGACACCCTCTAACGAACATTTGTTCGGGTCCATGTGTATGACTATTTACACTAGGGAGATCTCGTTTTTTAATTTTGTCACCTTGAACTTTATGGAATTTACAGTACCCACCGTCAACGGCTTTAAATGAACATCTATGTGTGACACCATCTTTGATTTTTGTACCTTTACATATGGTAACATCATCCGTCTCTCTCAATAATAGATCTAGAGGGATACCATGCACTTTTGATACTTCATCGAGTTTTTTATTTACTCGTTCATTAGCTTCTTCATCGATCATGTCATACATAAATTCATTGCATGATTCTTCTAAGAGATCGGGAAGATGATCGTTAATTATATTTTTGATATTGTCAATTACAATTTTTGTAAATTTATTTTTGTTTGTCATACCTTATCATTAGATTGCGCGTAGCTTTTAAATAAGTCTTCAACAGAGTTTTGTTTTTGTCTAAACATTTTAATACGATCCCGTAATACCAATGCCGTACCTTCACTACTAAGATTATTCTTTTCACATTCTTCAATCAATTGTTCCTTTTTCATACCACTCAAGGCTGGACCAGTGACTTTCTTTGGTGGTTTATACTGTTCAATGATTTCACCAAATATTTCCTGCTTTGTATTTTCAAATAGAGGATCGAGAAGATCACACACCGGATTCAAAAATTTATTCACGAAGTAGTAATGGTAATCGACGGGGATGTTATGCTCTTCAACATACTTTGGATCTTCAGATTTCTCAAAAGCCTTCGCCTTAGAATTGTCTGTTTTTGTAAGTAGATATGGCACCCGGTCACCGGATTGTGGTTCAGATCCAGGCTTTCTTTGTCTCATTTTATTGACCACTTGAACATGAGCCTGATTTATGTGTATACTTTCAGGACTACTAATCGAAACACTCTTTCCACCAACTTTGTATGAATCTGAGAGTGATTGACTCAAAATGAGTTTATCGTGTGATATTCCACCTGATAGGAGTTCATTTGCTCTCTCCCTCGCAAGTTCTTTTGGAGGACCCGGATCCCCAGAAGTTAAGACCACATCTAATAGTTCCTTACACACTTCTCTCATGTGAGGTGTGTTATCTCGTCGAACAAGTTGGAGGCCTTTTACATCTATATAGTCCATATGCATTTTATCATCTTTACCCTTTGTCCACAACTTGGCTGCATATCGTTTCTTTGAGTACAAAAAATAAGGCCAATAGACCTTCTCAAGCTCTAGGTTATTTGGCTTCTTGAAAAGGGCTGAGCACTCCTCCGCAGCTCGTTCACCAATCTCCCAACTATACTCGATAGCTTCTACACCCTTACGATCACCTACATCAAACTCAACCATGACAGAATCCGTGTCACCATATCTTACCTTCGCACCGGGGAAGTTTGCCTCAACATACGTCTTAGTTTCTTCAATCATACCACGACCCCTACATGTTGTCGTAGATGCAATAGGTACACATGGGAGAATACCTTTACCTGCACCTGTAAAACCATACACAGAGTTCATTGAAACTTTGTAGGCCAACTGTTTACCATTGTACACCTCCTTCATATAACCTGTTGCAGCTGCCATATCTCTCTTGGCTTTTTTACGAAACTGTTTAAGCTCCATAAGAATGGCTGGTAATAGACTCGGTACATCTTGTGCAAACTTATACGTCTTATTTCCAATGTTAAATGTTTCGTATGTAATCCCCGGGATCTTACCATATCGTCGCTCGTCCATGACGTATGTAGAATAACAGAGGTTGTGTGCCATCATGATACTCGGGTACAGAGCCTCAAAATCTAGGGCTGTGATTGGAGTGTAATACGCACCCTTTTGGGCTTCTAGAACCGTTGCACCTTCGTATTGCTCTTCGGGGAGAGAACCATATTTAATCGTTGGTACCATGTAACCCAATTCACGAGCTTTTTTAGACAACTGACTAAACACCTTGATTTGTTGCCCACGTTCAACCAAAAAAGATAGAGGTACCCATGTTGCCTTTGCCATCTCTACCAGGTTTAGTAGGATGCACATCTTTTTCATTAGTTTGTGTGGGAGAAGTGTATCTTTGATGCAGTATTCTGCCACTTCGTATAACTTTTTAGGATCACCTTCTACAAAACGAGCAAACATTTCTTTGGGAGCCATATCAATTTTTTGATCACCGAGATACAGTTTAGAAACGTTGTTGAGACTGTACGAATCTAACTTGTAACCCTTCTTCACTTCATGAAACATATCGAATACAAAACGACCAGACATAGGCAAGAGTTTTAGAAAGTTATCACCCAGAGCACTCGAGCTTAATTTTTTCATCACCAAGTGACACTCTGTATCCTTGAGTTTACCAAGCTGATAAAAATCAATCCCACACCCAACCATAGCAGCACGTTTGTAAATGTACTCTAAATCAAATCCAAAAATATTCCACCCAGTGAGAATGTCAATATCTTTTTCGTTCATATATTTTTTAAACGCTAAAAGCATTTCCTTTTCAGTATCAAAACTAATGACATCAGGTCCGTCGGTCTTTTTGTAGCATAAACACACTTTCTCATATGGTTCATCACTACCAAACTTACACAGAGAGATTGCGATTTGAAAGCAAGCATCATCGGGGACGTTTGGATCTGGAAATTTACCAGTAGAACTATTACATTCAATATCAAACGAGGCAACGATAAATGGGGCAATATCATCTCGTTCGACTGGTTTAAGTGTTGACCAGTCATTACACCATAAATCAATATCAGTTTTAGCCAGGTGAGAACGAACACATGTATCACCAGTATCCAACCAACCCGTGGATTGGATTCCGGTTCTATGCATGAGTCTCAGGACAGGGTCAATATTTGATTCATAGACATGATATTGTTTGAACTCATTGTTATACATGAAAATTGAATTAACCTTTCGTCTATGTTCAAGTGATTTGAAATTGAGATGCATAAAATGAAACTCTTCATTATTTTGAAATCCCCAGACGTCCTTCTGTTTCGTCAAACTATAACTAGTTACATGGTCTCGTTTTAATCTACATATGTCGTTGTAAAGACGACTGACGTCCTGGTCTGTTGTACCCCTCGGGAGCTTCACAAAAAAGTATGGATCGAATGTTGTTGTTACACAGACCGATTTACCATTTTCAGTCTTACCAAAAATACTGATTTGATGTTCACCTTCAACATCCCGTGCCTCCCATGTCAACGCTTGGAATACTACCATATGTATACTATGAGCCAAAATTTTAATATCATTTATTAATAAATGTCTGCTGCTTTGATCGAACTCGTTTCGGTGGGTGCCCAGGATGTTTTCATCACTGGTGATCCTCAGGTCAGCTTTTTCCGTCAAAATTACAAGCGTCATGCCAACTTCGCTATGAAGCCAGAGCGCATGGATTACATTGGTACATTTGGTGCGAACAATGAAATTACTATTCCCATCCGCTCTAAGGGTGACCTCATGAGCTACATCTGGATTGAAGATACACTTGTTTCTAACGTACAAGACAACCCAGACGGCCTTTTCTCTTCTACTGCGTCTAACCCTACGGAATTCCAGCTCTGGATAGGTGGTCAGAAGGTTTGCCAGATTGATTCACTCTTTATCCAAGGTGTACACAATCCCCTCATGCGTGACAGTCAAGCCAAGTCTTCAATGTGCGCTTCGACTGCCACCCTGAAGTCTAACCATGGTGGTGATCACTTCATTATTCCTTTCTTCTTTGGTGAAGATTACACTAAGTGCCTTCCACTCGTTGCTTTACAATATCATGATGTCGAGATACGCATTAAGTGCAGAGACGGTTACACACCCGTCGGTAGTCCCAAGATTTGGGGTAACTATGTGTATTTAGACACAGATGAGCGTAAGTACTTCACTGATACTCAGCATGAGATTCTGATCACCCAAACTCAGCACCAACTCGCTGCCAAGGAGGATACTGATATTGATATCAGTTATTTCAACCACCCCGTCAAGTCTCTCCACCTTGTCTCTGGTAACACCACCGCGGGTGCCGATTGGGACACAGCCTTCACTTTCGACAAGGCTACCCTTTACATCAACGGTACAGCTCTATTCGAAGAAACTTCGGCTATGTACCACCACACAGTCGTACCAGAAATGCACAGCACAGATCTTCCCGATGATGTTCTCGAGGATTTACCCACTTACACATGGCCATTCTGCATCAACCTCAGCAAGATGCAGCCCACAGGTACACTAAACTTCTCTCGCATTGACAACGCCAAACTCAGTCTGACCAACCCATCGGGTGGTAACGCTCTTCATCGGGTCTACGCGGTCAACTATAACATCCTTCGTATCAAGGATGGTATGGCCGGTGTCGCGTTCGGTAACTAAACCAAACCTAAGTCGTATGGTAAATATTGAAAAAGTAAGTTCAAAACATCCAACATGGTGAAAACGAAAACTCCAACTCTTGATTCTGTTCGCAAGGTGAAATCTGGTGTCACCGAACTTGTATTGCAGAATCAAAAGTTGAAAAAGAAGTGTAGAAAACTGAAAAAAAAAGTTGCTAAACTTGAAACAACTTCAAAAACGTCATTTCGTAATGACGAGGTTGAGAAGAAACGTGCCGCCGCCGCCAAGGCTCTCATGGACAAGAAACGCGCCGCTGCCTCTTTTTTCACACCGGGACACTGGTGCGGACGTCTTTGGAACTACTCACCCTCTGCCTATCTCGATTTTGAGAAGTGTGACCGCGAAGTTTCGAAACTGACACCTTATCAACAAAATATTTGGAAACACACCCTATCGATGGTTGAAACTCTTGATATTCTTGACTATAATTTGGGGAATCGTTTTCTGTGGTTTATCCACGATCTCCCCTCCGCGCTCATGTCCAGGCACGCAAAAACTATCGCTGCAGGATTCATACATTCAAGTGTTAAACCTGAACTGAACAAGAGAGTCATGCAAGAGAAGATTGGTGTTTCTGTACCCACAATTAGTCAAGTGTCTAGAATTATTAACCTTATTTAATATCAGTTATCAAGAAAATGTGAAAGGTGTTTTATTCACTGTTGCTTTCAACGCAATTGTAGGTGCCTCGGGTTTTAAATCGTGATCTCTCACCAAAAAGGATGTTACTATATACTTATCACCTTTTTTTACGACATTACCTCTGTGTACATGAAAAAAATCAGCCGGAAATATTAAAATTTTACCCGCTTCCGGTTTCACTTTACGACCATTGTTAAATTCAGTTGTACCACCGGCATCCTCTTCAACGTCGTTTAGATATAAAATAAATGATAAATAACGTGTCATAGGTGTAGATGGATTCTGGTCGGAGTGCCACTGATAAAAATCACCTTCGGTTGAATGTTGGATTTGTGGAGATGTAGGACCAGCATCCATAAGATCCGTTGTCAAAACCGCATATTGTGTGTCTTCGTGTGTTTTCTCTAATATCTTTATGTGTTTTAAATATTTGTGAAAAGATTCAAAAAATATATGCATCATTTCCTCATGTATACGTTTCCATACCACTGAATGACCTGGGTTTACTTCCAAATCAGTACTTTTTTTCACTTTCGCTAATACATTACTGCCATACTTCTGTGAACCCACTTTACCCGGTGTCTTGTAAGGTGAATCTTTGAATGCCTGAATTACATGGTTACAAAAATCAAGTGAACACACATTCTTACACTCATAAATCGATTTATCATACACGTCAATTATAGGTACCATTGTTTTAATGCCGTGTTCATCTGTAATGAATTCTCGAGTAGAACTATACACAGATGGCGATATATTAACAAACAAGGTGATTATATATTTACATCCACTTTTTACATCACAACCTCTATGTACATGACAAGGTGTAGTTGGAAACATTAAAATTTTACCCGCCTCTGGTTGCACTTTTCTACCAGAATTAAACTCTGTGAAACCACCCATTTCTTCGTCAATATCATTTAAATAAATAATCACTGCCAATAAACGCCTTCCATCTACCACTTGATCACTATGCCATTTAAAATATCCACCCGGGTCATATCTCGCAATTTGTGGATTCGTAAATTCTATCTCACCCATATGAGTGTAGAACCCAGCATTTATATCAGGAAACTCTTCGAGATGTGTTTCTTCTTGATGTTTTACATAGAAATAAAGTGACTCTCGCACAGCGAGGTGAATTTTTTTTGTATATTCACCCCATGGACCATTGTTACGTAACGGTAAATCCATACATTTTTTTATGTCACTAATATGATCCATCACAACTCCACCGGGTTCTGTTTGACCTAGAGCTCTTCCTGGATGTTTATTTGGATCACTCTCATATTTTTGTATAATATCTTTGCAATATTCACGAGAGAGTATATTTCTTCGCTCGAAAATAGTTCTATCGTAAATGTCAACCATATAATTAATACTCATTACATCTTTAATGTTTTTTTAATCTATCAAGTCTCGGTTTTTCCTTATTCATGAAAACTGTGAGTTGCATAACTTCACCTTCTAAATTTACTAATCCATGAGTTGACTTTTGATACTTTGATATTTGGTCAACCCTAGCAAGGTCCACAGGTGACATCTTCGTATTTGGTGTCTTACTGTGATAGACAGCAAGAACTGCAGCATCCCTTTTCGTTTCTCTAGGTAGTTGGTCTCCTTCATAGCACACTACAACGTGTGCACCCGGGCAACCGGCTACATGCATCCACCAGTGTTTAGGGTCACTCGTCATTGTCAGTTGGTCATTTTCTTTTGCACTCTGACCAACTT